AGCCAGAAGCAAAGTTGGCAACTTCAGAGTCGCCAAGTAGCCCAGAAACAGTAACAATATCTAATTCATTCTGGACAGCTAAACCAGAAGCAAAATTAGCAATGCTATCATCATCGGATGTTAAGAATGTAGAAGCAGCCCATCCACTAACTGCATTATCACGAATGGTCATAGTTACATCTGCCCAACCACTTACAGCAGTAGGGTCGGCACCAGCAAATGCTGAGTTCTGAAATGTACCGTCTTGAAAGTAGATACCATTAGTTAGGTAAACGGATTGTAACCTACCACTACCAGTAACGTCTAGGTCATATGTTGGATTATCATTGAGTATTCCAAATTTTCCTGCCTGATCTACAACAGAAAAAGCAGTACCAGCAGAATTTGCCCACTCTTGTAGGTTAGAGACGCTGAGTGGTGCTGCTTCAATAACCAATGCAGGATTAACTGTAGATTTCTGATCTATAACCATTCCGTCGTCAGAGCTAATAGTTACAATCTCATGCGAATCATTAACTATGGATACGCCATCGGAATCAGATAAACTAAGATAGTTAGATATATTGCTTACTATACCAACGGAACCATCTCTACCATATACATATCCAAAACTAGGAGATTCTGTTTGGCTAGATGGGCTAGATTTTAATCCTAATCTCCATAGTGGTGAGACTGCTGAAGTAACATAAAGAGATACGGTTTGATTAGTGCCATCATCCTTGTATGCATGAAAGAAGTTACCAGCAGAATTAGGTCTGATTAAAGTTAAGAAATCTGCGGTTATATCGTCAGCGGTTATGTTGCCGTTAATGTCAAAATCAAAATTACCTAAAACAGAAAGGTCGCCACTAACGATGGTATCGCCACCAAGAAATGAATCACCAGAGTTGTGAATATTATTGGTAGAAATTTGATTGATATTTGCTTCACCTGAAACATATATGTTATTTAATGATATGCTATCAGATGTATTTCTTACAACGGCCTTGCTCGCTGGTAGAGTACAAAAGACCGTAGAAACACCCTGAAGATCAATTTTAGAACCTCCACTGGAGCTATCAAAAACAATGTCTCTGGATAGGGAATTAGAACTGGTGGTATATGTACCTTGACCAATCTCCCAATTAGCACCATTTTCTATGGTGTAGTATGTAGTATTAGAGTCGTCAATAACAGCAAAAAATCTCTGGAAGCCTCCAAAGGCACCATTTAATATTATAGACCCTGTACCAGTTGTTAACGATGTTTCTTTTATTCTGTCTGCTATTTTTAACATGTTTATACCTATTCTGGTAGCCAACGATAAGTGGATAAAGCGTTAGAGAATGGTGAGAATTCTTGTCGCGGTATGCTTTCTAATCTGGTTGTAAGTATTATAGCTTGACCGTTATTATTTAATGATAAGCCGCCGTAATTACTTGTCAACATAGTTGACGTTTTATAGGTGCCGATTACAGTTTTCCAATCGTATAAGATATTACCCTTCTTGATATATTCGGAACCATTCCATTCCATAACAACAGCGGGATCTCCTTGCGGAGCAGGCTCTGTGGTTGGGTAGTCATTATAATCCTGATACGGAAATGCTATAACGTTACCGTCCATAGATAAATCAGTCATTGCAAGTTTATTAGCACCAATAGGAAACTGCCACTTGTAAATAGGATCAAGGCTTGGTTCAAACTGCTCGACAATGCTTCTTCCGGTTATCTCTTGTCTTTTGGTCCAATCGCCCAATCTGTAGTTTTGAATCCCCAAACCACTTTGGTTATCCCAGCGATATACATTAATATTGTCGCCATCGGGATTGCCATTGCTACGACCGAAAGCTACGAGTATTGCTGGTTGACTCCACTCTTTAGAAAATTTAACCACAACAGGTTGTAAGCTATAACTGGTGATAAACTCTCTGTTGTCGTATAGAGCTACGCCATCTCCACGTTCTGTTGAGTCAGGTATTTCTGGATCTTCTTCTCTAAAGATAACAAACCCTTCATCAATAGGGCCACCAAAACCTAAAGAATCTGTAGCAAAATATTCCATTTTCCAACGTTGAACAAACATCTTGGTCACATTGTTTTGTTTTATGGAATACGCCACATGAACAGAGGTGTGTCCACCGTAAGTTCCGTCACCATTTTGAATAACAATAGGTCTTGCATGAATAGAAATGTTACCTAATGTATCACTACTGCTCCTATCAAAGAGAAGAGGCCAATCATCAAAGCCAGTCTCAAGCTGAACCCTAATGAATTTTTTAGTGTTTGGAGATTGAGCATAAAACTGTAAAAGATTTGTGCCTTTTATTACGTGGGCAAAAATGTGTAATTTATCACTAAGTACATTGTCTAGGCTAGGATCAGTTTTAAGAACAAAAGGAGAAGCAACCAAAGAGAAAGAATCTGAACCTGCAATCCCCTCTGCAACATTTTCAATTTGTGATATGTGGTCAACAGTATCCAGTGTAGGGCTATTGGCCCCATTGGGTTCGAGGTATTTGTCAAACAGTTCAACACGAGGAAGAGCTTCACCAGCCTGAACAGCCACGATTTGATTAACAGAAGGGGCTCTATTTCCGGCAACGTCTACGATTGTACCTCTTGCGAATTCGCTGGCCCAAATTGAACTTTCAGTAGCATAACCATCGTCTAAACCATTACCGTCCCCTAAGCCTGTTAATTGTTCCCAGTTATCATTAACTCCTCCATCTCCACCATCAAAAATCCAAACTAAACCGCGAGCCCCACCTATGCCGCCGACGATATGTCCAGTTCTATAGTTCCAGAGAGCACCGGTTAACAACGGTGGAGAATTTGACTGGGGGAGGTAATTAAGACCCTTAGCATCATTAAAATCTTGAAAACCTATTCTCGAATAAAGTGTATTCTCTGTGAGTGAACCGACATAACCGGCGGGAATTTCATCGCCGCCAAGCCATCTTCCACCATCTGGATTTGGTGGATCAACATCATTTGGGCCATACCATTGGTATATTTGGAATGGATCAGAATAAGCCACAAGACCGTTTTCGGTATGTGCTTTGATTCTAAACCTTCGTGACCACACTCTTTTTCTGCAACTGCCTATTATGGTTTCTTGATATTTGTCACATGAACTCTGTAAACCATCTAAAGAATAAACACGAGCCGCTCCGGGCCTGTTGTCATTGTCTAGTTTGTAATCTTCTGGTGCTCCGACTGCTACGACTACATCATCGCCCTCTGATTCGGTTACAGGACTTATGGCTACAGACCAACCCGTTCTCGCATCTAGCCGACCCGGAGAGTCTATACATTCGGGCTTTGGTAAAATATCACCGGTTAATAACTCCCAAGTATCAGAAACTTGATAATATTTATAAACCTTAACCGATCCACAAAGGTCGCCTCCCCCAGTCGTCGGTTGCCCAATCACTAAATGGTTTCCATCACCATTGTCGATTCTAACAACAGACTGTCGCCATAGATCATCAGAAGGAATAGATTGACCCAATTGGTTCCAAGTGGTTGGTGCGTCTAGGTCAATTTCAAAAACATAGCTATAAACGGGTTGTGGTTGACTTGAAGTATTATACCCCCCGATTGCAATACGATTTCCATCGGAATTTAGGTCAATAAATGGCCCAAGTCTGATCGGATTCAGTTCAGGGTTTCCTATTGTGTTTCCTATCTGAGAAATACTCCCAGTGGATGATAAACTAAATACTTTTACTGATCCCGGTTGGTTATTTTCTATTTCCTCATAACCCGACAATGCAAATACAGAGCCATCATAGTTTATAGCAACACCAGCCCCATAGACCGGATCTAGTTGATCGGTTGCAAATAGAGTCCAAGTGCCATTGACTTTTCTATAAATACGAAAAACCCCTGTGCTCCCTAGATTCGAATCGTTTCCGACACCAAATATTATTGTATTACCATCACCACTCATCTTCATGTCAAAGTTCGGGACGGAATAATTGTGTACTGGGACACCGGCATCAGTTACCATTAGATTCGAAGCAACTAGGACTGAAACCCAACTGATTCCATTCCATTCACTTACAACTAATTTTCCACCTGCTCCGTGATTTCTGCGATATGTCCACGCAATAGTATTACCGTCTTGACTAATCGCAACTTTTTCACCGCCTGCACTAGCGGATACACTTTCTAAATCGCGGGGTATTAAATTTTCTCCAATCTGTATAAACTCATCGCCAGATTTCTGAAGAACTGCAACTCCGTTATTGACGGAGGCACTAGTCTCCTCAAAGGTAGGATATCCAACTACTATTCTAGGTACAACTCCCCAGTCACTGATGTCAACAGAATATCCAGCATCAGAGAAAAAGCCTTCAAAAACACTACCAAATAAAGTTTGGCCGACTTGATCAAAAGCCTCGTCTCCAGAGAGCCACTTGTGGCAGTCAGTTGTGTTTACGGAGTTTCCATCCCAATCATCAAGTAAAGCACTAAGAGACTGTTCTTCACCGCTCGATCCATTAGGTAGACTTTCAATTGTGTCCCAGTTTGAAAGATCGTCACTAGCCTGTAAACTAAAGGATAGGGGTACATTCAAACCTTCCCCTGCTCCGTTTGTTGCTACGGCTGTGAATTCGGTATACTGTTTTTCGTCTTCTTGCTGCTCATTAAGGCAAGTACCACATACCGTATCAAAACCCTCTCCCGGTGGGAAGAATTGAGTATTATCACAATACTCTCTGATAAGGGCATCTTCTGGTTGTTGTGTAAAAGTAAGAACCACTGGCTCGCAGTCAGGAGTTATACCGCAAAGGGTCATTAAATCAGTTGAGAATGAGTTTGTGCAACACTGCTCCTGTACGAATGGACAAACAGTATCTTCATCTGTGTTAACGATTGCTCTCGCCTCAAGTTTCCCATCCACTAAAGCATCTGCTACCAGTTTGTCATATGTAGCTTCAACCTGATTAGCTCTCATACTTCCAGAGTTATCTCGAAAAACAGCAAACTCTTCAGCAGCATTGAACTTTGCTAAGATATCTCCACCGTAGTAATTGACAATACTTTTTATTCTGCCCCAAGCGTCATTAGAATTGGCGGTGGTCGTATCTCCACCGCCCGTTGGATTCTCTCTTTCTATATACTCTAGGCCATTTGTAATGTTTGGGTCTTTACGATATTCATCTCTTAAAGAAAATGCAGTATCTGAGTCTACGAAACTTCGAGGATAATCATTGAGGCCATTTTCTACATCTAAAACAAACAAAAGCCTGTCTGGGTAAGCCGCCTTGAATAATTCATATTTTTGTTGGAAATTGATGCGGTCATTATCATTTTCGTCCATAAAGGTAATGCATATTACTCTCTCGCAATCACCAATTGGTGGATCAGGTGGATCTTCTCCACCACAACAAACATTGCATTGGTTTGGTCTTCCCATTTTATTCCTCTTAACAGGCAACCCAGATGGGTCTATATTCAGTTCCAATCTTGATAGCGACCACAAAGGTGTTGATAGGGATTGGCCCCAGTGTCGTATCACGATTTGTAACAGTAATTGTTTTTGAAGCATCTAAGCCGTTTTCGAAAACACTCAAGGTTTGCGTTGCTGGACCATTGATGCTTGTAGCAGCCTCAAGAATACCGTCTAATTTTCCTTCTACAATTAAATCGCCAAAAGATCCAGTATCATTAACGATGTTTCCATCGCAGTTCATGTATGCAACTCGCGTATCATTACAATACCAAGCCTGAATTACTGAGTCACCATTAGGCTCTTCGTTTTCTGCATGAATTAAACTTTCATATCTAACCTCTAAAGGTGCATCTGCATCAAGCCTAGCATCTCCAATAGAGATATTCTTTCTATCGGTTCTACCAGCAATAGAGTTTTGAATATTCATTCGATTAGACATCGCAGTAGACTCAAACATGAGTCTTTGGTTGTCTAGCAATCCGCATACAATCTCCAAGTTACCTACGCCGCCCTCTTCATTTTGTAATTGGTCAGATCCACGTAAGGCATGGCGACCAATACCAATAGACTCTGTATAGGTAACATTTTGTCCGGCGTTTGGCCCAATAAATATTCCGTATTGTGAACCATCTGCATTTTTACCAGCGTTAGAGCCGATACAGATTGCCTGACTAACATTGTCGCAATCGTAACCAGCCGCAGTTCCTATAAAGATATTCGAGTAGTCTGACGGGTTGGTAACAATATTTGGGTTGGAAACAGTAGCCAAGGCACCAGCAGTGCTACCAAGCATGATAGAATTGTACTGACCACTTGCACCGTAAGCAACCTCACACCCAATCATAACTGAGCGAGCGTTAGCAGCAGTGTTTACATTTAACTCATTTTCTGGATTAGAGATTAAAACATTACAGTTTTCTGCAATACTAGAGGTTCCGCTACTTACATAGTCCGCTAAACCTTGGAGTGACATCTTTCCAATATTGGAAGAATTTGTACCATCAAGCTGTACGGCTACAAAAGTATTGTCAGTTCTAATATTACTAGACCTATTGCCAGCAAGATCTAACTGAGAATAATCTAATACAAAGTAGCTAGAATTGTTTGATGATTGGAAGATCTTGTTAACACCAGATGTTCCATAAGTTGGAAGCAATTCAAAATCAGAAAGTCCAGACAAAGACGTTCCATCTTGGAACCTAATCGCACCCCTCAGTTTAAAGTCGGCATCTAATCGTGCAAAAGGAGTGCAATCAGTAGGCTCTTGATAGTTTGGCGTATTTGTTAGCAAGCAACCTTTTGGGTCTAACTCAAAGAGAGTCCTTGTCAAGCCATCTTCATTTGAGAAATTAAACAGTAAGTTATCTTCTCCGTGATCGCTTCCATCTTGATTGTAGTCAATTACATCTAAGACAATATTATGTCGATCATTGAATATGTCGCTATTTATAGAAACCTTCAATTCGCTATTAGAAGGATTTCTTACGCTAAAGTACCCATCCACTATAGAGATGTGTTTATCGCTATTTTGATTTCCCATGATTAAAGGAGAACTGCCTTTTCCAATTGCAATTGCTCCATCATCTGGAATATCACCCAAGAACAGACTGTTACCGATCAATATAACATCATCTATGTTGCCCGTCTTGATATCTTCATCGGTATTGGTAAGGCTGTTCACACCTAAAACGATATTGTCACTTGCTCGACTATATCCTTTCAGGCTGTCACAACCAACTACTGTGTTTTCGTTTGAGTTGGATGGTTTAAGACCGCTACCAGTGTAATAACCAATTAGTGTGTTGCAACTTACAGTTCCAGCATCGGATAGCTCAAATCCAGCCGCCCAACCGTAGTATGTGTTTTTCGATTTGTTTGAGTCAGCCTGACGAACTTCTGGCGTGTACCATCCGCCATATGTATTTCCGTTGTTTCCGTAGATTAATCCGTCAGAAGAAACTGTTGCATCTAAATCTTGACTGAGAACAAGATTTGTTACATTTCCGTCATCATCTTGAAAATATAGAGCTTGAGATCTACCACCAACTGTGTACGGCTTGACATATATTTTACCGTATGCTGACTCGTGGAGCGGTGGGTCTACAGGTTGCTCGTGCATAGCGATAGTTCCACTATCCATGTGGTCATCGCAAATGTATGCAATTGTAAGAGGTGCTACAGGGTAAAACCTTGAATCATTATCAAAGGGACGCTCGTAATCAAGACCATCTGAAGTAGGTCGTCGTGTAAGGCCGACACCAACATATCCACGCTCAGAGAGGGTTATATGAGCAAACTCTGCACCTTTTCCACCACTAGCTCTTATTAGATGAAAATCTGCAACGCAGTTGTCAGACGTGCTTGGGTCTACACAAAAATTTCCATAATAGCCATATCCCGGACCAACAACAAATGCGTTATCAAACTCTGGATCGTATGTAATTAAAAGACCCGAAGCTCTTTGGTATCCGTTGCCAATTAACTCTAAACCGGTTCTGTATTGTGTGGAAGGGCCGCTAGATAGCCTTGAATATTGATCGCCAGTAGCGTGAACATGAAAGATGGTCTGTGGAACAAACACATCATTACATTCAGTTACTGGATCGTATGCAGTGTTGGTAACACCCACCAAGCCAGACTGTGATGGAGTGCCGCCGTTACGTAAAACCGTAACAGCTTCCCTAATTTCACTCTGGCCGTTTTCTAAATGTATGGATAGTCTATCTCTCATTATTGTTTCCTAATATTATTCTTGAGGTGATTCTACACATTCAGGTAGTCCCGGATTATTCACACAATCCAAGTCTGGGTATCCAAGCTGGCCGCAATCTATATCACCGTCACTATCTCTTTCATCGTGATAAACAAAGCTAAACCCGCGAACGGCATCGGACTGAATTCTAGACAAAAATCTTTGCATTACCTTTACGCCAGAATCCACGGTTCCGTATGTTACACCGAAATTATAGCCAACTGGATTACCATCAACCTTGTGAGTACCAGATCTAGAGATAAAGTTATAATCAGTTAGGCCGTAGTAGTCTTCGCCCCTCTCTTCCTGAAAGCGTCTATGCTCTTCTTGTTGGAAGGTCATTCTCTGACCAGATAAAGATATGGGCTCGATAAACATGCCCATGCAGCCACTTTGATGCACTATCGAGAAGTGATCTACCCCATTGTTGCTTATAATGCGGTCTGTTTGAACATGTCTGCCACTTTCTATCTGAAGAGATATATTAGACTGCCATCTGGATCTTGTGTAGGCATTATCATACTCTAGGCAGGTAACGATAGGATCGGGGGATTTATATATGAACCTGTAATCGCGTCTATAGGAACCACCCGTACCGCTAGAGTGAATCTCAAAACCAGCACCGTCAAGAGACTCATCATTTAAGAAACCACATACAGATGAGTTGTGGAACCCTTCATCTTCTGGGTCACAAAAACCACTAGTTGCTAAGTGTAGAGTTTTGCACTCATATAAGCACTGTGTAACATTCTGGAAAATAATTTCTTCTTTATTGACAAAGAGCATACCACTGATAATTACATCATTAAGATATGCGTCCCACTTTAGGTTTGGATGTCCTAAAGCGTATCTTTCATCAAGACTTGGAACCAAGTCTCCATAAACTGTCATTCTACCATCGCTAACACCATGTATGTCGCCAGAGGGATTACCTCCGACACCAACATTACCGCCAGAGAAGAATATTTCTTCGTTTATAGAAGACCAAGGTCTTTGACTTCTTCCTAAATTGAAATCACCACTTATAGTTGGTGATATATCCCCAGAAACCTGTAGCATACCAAAGTTGTGCAGACTTTCAGTACCAACAGCTAGTCTATGAGTTGCAGGGTCTAAATCTCCAAAAAGAAGTGGGGATCGAGGGTTTGAGAATATGCTTCCCTCTTCGTCGCAAGTTCCTGATAGTCCAATCTCAGCAACGCCAACGACAAAGTTATAATCAGAATCTGGACCGATGTGCCACCCAGCACCGTGACCAATTGCTATATTAAAATCACCCTTCTTGTTATTATGAAGAGTGAGATTTCCTATACCTATATTTCCAGATCCGGCAGTATTGCCTGCTAGGGCGAGTAAGCCCAAGGCAGTGTTGGAACTACCGTAAAGATTGCAGCCCAGTGCGTATGATCCAATAGCAGTATTACCACTGCCATCAAAGTTATTTCTTAGGGCAGCAAAACCAAAAGCAGAATTATCTACACTAGTTCTTCCAGCATACTGTAAGCTACTAAGGGCAAGTTCACCACCTAGAGTTGTTCTAAGTTCTGGTGTGGAAAAGTTACTTGCTGTTAATTCTTGCCCGTACATAAAGTTGGGCACAGAATCTATAAGGTTAATTAAGCTGGTACGTAGGTCAAGTGGGGATATCTCTTGTGTGGCATTGTCTGGTAGTATACTATTTATCGAAGCAATATATTCTGCTTTTGAAAGTATCATTTTTACGCCTACTTGAATTTAATTTGAAGTGTAGTTAAGTCAAACTTAACAGAATCTCCTTCGTAAATGATCCTTGGGTTATTTAGTTCTGCATACATAAGCATATTTCCAGTCCCGTATTCTCCAGAATCAACAATCGCAATTCCAGATACCCATCCCCAGTCTTTAAGTGCAGTAGGGAAGAAAATTGTATTGGCATTTTTAATTAAGCCACTACCTTCGTTGTGATCGTCTAAGTCGTATCTCCAAACAGCATCACCATCAGTAGAGGGGTCTCCAAGACTTACTCTAGCATATCCAGTGCTGTTATTTTCTGAGTCTCCAGATGGAAGCTCTGGTAGAGTACCAGCTTCATCGGGATATACAGAAACGCCAGTGTCAAATTCTGATGGAACGCCACTACAGAGGGCAATAGCCACATTTTCTGGCTTGGGAAACGTTTCCCCTCTAAAAATATGGTGGAGTAGTCCAGACTCCAAATAGTCGGATAAAGCTGTCATTATATATTATCCCCTTAAAAAGATATCCTACTGTAAAACGCGAATTACAATCTATTATACACAAAAAAAGAGCCATTCCCATTGTTATGAGAATGACTCTAATTAGTGAGGCAGATTGCCGTTAACTCTTAGAAGGAGCCAAGGATAATGCGACGATTATCCAGAACACCAAATCCGAGTTCAGCCCATCCGTAGTAGCCAACACGCTGCTGACGGTGGAGAGTAGGATCTTCGAAGACCTGAAGAGCCTGCTTCATAGGCATAACGAAGCTATCCTTGGTGCTTTGGTCCAATCCAATGACCAATTCCAAGTCGCTTGCTTCGATTGCACCACCAAGACCGCTCGTAAAGAAGTCCTGATATTCCTGACCTTCGCCAAGCTCATCAAGATCGTGCAGATTCACACCAAAGATACGAGTAACTGGTGACTCGCCGGGGGTGTTGTAAATCTGAGTACGAACAGCATCAGAAACTTCATCCAGACCCCAGTTACGGATGTCTTCGAGAGCTTCTGGTGACAGGTAGATATCCGTCAATCTACCACGATTAGCAGAACCGGTGTTACCACCAGCATTACGACGCATGATGGTCTGCATCAGAGAAACCAGACGCTTGGAGAACAAGCCTGCGGTAGCATCACCATCGTAAACCAAGATGTTACGATCAACACCAGCGGCCATAAGGGTATGCCACCCGTCGTCGTTCATCTTCTTGACAAAGCCAGCTTCCATGACCTGTGCAGCACGACCAGCCACATCCCAACGAGCCTCACGAGCATAACGGAGCAAGTAATCAATGCTCGAAGTAATGCTGTAGGTTGGAATCATGACGTAATCGCTTTCAACCGCACGTTCAGGGATGCGACCATGACCCGGATTGGTGTAAGCAACGTGCTCACCTTCGAGTCCGGGCGAAATGAGGTCGAGTGGGTACTCAGTAGTAGCTCCGGGCTCGACGTTAATTGTCTCGAAGATGTCTCCGAGAATATTACCAACCAGAACGCCTTTTCGCAGAGGAAGCTCCAATGCTTTGGCAAACTCACGCTGTGCGGCATAAGCTACATTCTGATCGTTATCACCAGTCTTCTTATAAAGACTGAGAAATTCTTCACTAGGTCTTTCTTGTAATGACATGTTAATTTTCTCCTTTAATTATGGCTTATGCACCGTGGTTTGGAAGATTGACATACACTTTAGCGTAACCATCAGCGTCTTTTGCTGACATGAAACGCCCAACTGCGAGATTACCGGAAGCGTCTGCGTCGGCAGCACTGTTGCTTAAATAGCCAGCAGTTCCACCGCCATCAGAAGCGTAAGCTAAATCGCCGGGACCGGGGGTTCCGTCAATCATGTTAGTAACAACCCAACCACGAGTCATGACGGTGACTTTGCCACCAAGCTGAACTTCATCCTTGTACTGATTAAGGTGAGTTCGGGTAAGGTCTTTGTTAACAACGTCGTTCAAAAGGATACCAACTGGAACGTCAGTTGTTGCAGCCTGCTGGTAAGAAACAGTGTTATCACCTTGATCCAATGCAGCACCAGAAGCACTGAGTAGTTCAAGACAAACAACGCCACCTCGATCAACAGCAGGAGCGGTCACATAGAAGTGACTGATGTCAGTTGATTCTTCATATCTATCTGCTTTGAGAGCCATGTTTAATTCTCCTATTAATTACTTGTTAAGTACGTGATTTGAAAACCAATCAGCAACACTAGCTCGTGCTGTTTCTAGTTCGTCTTCGTTTTCCGAAACAACTAAAGCAGCCTCTGAAGTCTCAACTTCTTCGAATACTTCGGGTGTCACTTCTTCTGCCTCGGCTTCATCTGCCTTAGCTTCTTTTTCTTTCTTCTTCTTTTCGATAGCTTCCTTTAACTCTGGAGGCATACCTGCTTCCGCTTCGTCATCTTTCTTCTTCTTTTTGTCGCTATGCTCATCGGCATACTTCTTCATGCCCTTCTTCTTCATCATGGCGACGATGGAATCAAACGCTTCGTCATCGAGAGCGTCGAAGGAGGCGAGAGTTTCTTCAACTTCGTCTTCTTCCAAACCAGCTTCAGCAAGGCTTGCCTTACGCTTCTCCATTTTTTCTTTCTTCTTCATGTCTTCCATATGCTCTTTAGCCTGAGCAAGCTGCTCATTTGACTGATTAAGGGCATCCTCAAGTTCAGCAACGCGAGCTTGGGTAGACTTGATTGTTTCGTTAAGTTCATCAATGGTAGCTTTGCTTTCGTCCGCAGCAGCTTCAAAAGCCTCTACCTTGGAAGCAAATTCTTTATCCTTTGCTTCTTCGATTTGAGCCTTGATAGCTACGTTCTCAGCTTTAGCTTCTTCAAGTTGTGCCTTCAATTCGGCAACCTGATTCGTCAATACATCTGACATTTGTAATTCTCCTATTGAAAGTTCAGAATTATTATCTAATTTAAATTGTGCCGTAGAATTTTGCAAAATAACACTTCTAGGATTGGCGGGCTTCGATACCAACCCCTTGCCAGAAAATGAGATGTTTGCTAAAGCACGTCCCAGCTTATAACCTTCGTATTCGCCCGTTCCACCGTAAGCCCTAAGATGTTTTGTTAGGAATGAGGATTCTTCATCTCTTGCTAACACCTTTGCATTGCCCTTGTCGTCAATTAATGCATAATCAAATCCAGCAAAAAGACATTCCATAGAAACGTACCATTTGCCTTCTTGGATTTCCGCAATAATTTTCCCCATTCTATCTCTGTTCTCTTCTCCAGTCCAACTGTTGTAAAGAACAGCTTGAGTAATAATATCAAACTCGTCCGGTCTAGCTACGTCTTCATCAGCGACTGCTTTGCCATCCTTGGTTAATACGTAGCTTCCTGTGATATGCCCGATAATATCATTTTCATCGTGCATAAAGTTGAATTGTTTGTCCTCTGGAGTGTTTCTAGCTTCCCAAGTCGCTTGTGAGCTAAAAACATCATCGTTCTTATTCCATCCGGTAGAGACAAGAACAGATTCAATATAGTACAAGTCTATTTGATCTTGGTTCTGTGCAACTACCTTATCAAGAACTTCTGAATTAGAAATTACCTCTTTGGCAACCGCTAACTCCCCCTTCTTGACAGTGGCTTCAGAACAATACGCAACGCTTGCCGTACTTTTAACAAGATCAGCAATACCGTCATTTATTTCGTTTTGGAATACCTTAATGGTCATATTATTTACCTCAGAACATTATACACGAAAAAATAATTTTTTTAAAAATATCTCTATTTTTCACTGACGAGGAATTCTGAGTAAGTTGCAACTACCTGTTTTCTGTAGTTTTCAACGCTGTCGGAATTTTTCCTTATCTTTTGAAGTTCATTGGCTATTGCATTGGTTTTTTGCTGTAAAGCATTATACACAGCAGTGTCGGTTAATTCGCACATAGGCGTAAAATTGGTAAGTACAGAAAGTCTGAGGAAGTCTAACTCTATAGCTTCTGCCTTGGTTAGTTGCCTCATGCTATTCTTACCTTTTGAGGATAGATAGCCAGAAACTAGACACGCAGTCTTATCAAATGCGTCTGTGGCCCAAACGAATACTTCTGCTACTCCGGGAGTGGATTTTGGGGTCTCAACCCTCTTCTTCCTTGGGCCTTCATCTTGCTTTTGAGGGGGTCTACCATTGTCATTCTTAGGTTTTTGGGATTCTTTCTTTTCTGCAAGTTTTTCCTGCTGCTCCCCTTGTTTGTCCATCTTTTCCATCTCAAACTTTTGGTTTGCGTTATGGAATGGACTTGCTTTAGGTGGTAACTTCTCTCCATCTCTAGCCTTATCTTCACGTTGAAGCCTAACCTTTTCAACACCCGGAACCTCCTTGAATCTTTCAAGAACGGTCTCGTGTGAGATAATATCACGATCAGCAAGTTGAATAAGGAGATTTTTCTCGGAAGCCTCGTCAGACAGGCTCATTTGGTCATAAACTACATGTGCTGGCTTTCTGAAACCCATAGACTTTCTTACGAATTCCAGTTCTTTTTCCCAGAATTTTGTAAGCTGGTCTCTGCCGTACTGCAATCTCTCGACAAGAGTTTTTAATGATATAAAGTTATTAGTGAACCCACCACCATTATTAGCCATTCCAGTCAATGTGGGTGGTACGCCAAGTCCAGCATAGATACTGTTGAGTACGGATTGGTACTTCTCCGAACCTAAAAACTTGTATACTTGAGAATTACTCTCCGTGAAGCTAAGTTCTGGTCCATATACCAACTCCATTGTGCCACCACCAGTATTACTGGCGAGAATATTTCTAAGTTTAGTGATACCCTCTTTTGTGGGGAGAACTTTGTAATCGAAGTTACCAAGCGTCCAAAGACGAATATTAGAAATTGCACCATCCAAAGCAGCAAGGTCAGCGAGCTTCATTTTCTCAAGCATAATGATATCGTCGAGAATTGCGTATACAAGGGGATGTGCCCACTGCTGCCAATCGTCTTTCTTGTAGTAATGTACGCACAACCTCTCTGGGTCAAGATCTATCTTTTTTTCGTTTCTTTTTATTGCGTTCTTTACGCTTGGTGGAAGAGTTTCGATAACTTTTGTAGGAATAGATCCATCCTTGAAGTTGTCAAAGAAGGTGTTGGATGTCAACTGATAGTTGTTCCGACCAACAAATAAGCTAACATTACCGTCCTTCATGTCGATTGTTAGCGGGTTGAAGAAGTTGTATCTCCAAGGCACTTGGCTTTTGGTGATATCTGGAACTTCTACGCGAATATCGCTGGCTAGAGATTTTAGATATTTCGTGATATCCGGCGTGAGATCTGCATAACTCTTATATACAAAGACATTTCCTGTTCTGTATAAATTGTTTAGGAACCGCTCAGATCTTTCTTTTCCATCTACCTTTTTAAACCACTGCTGTAGGAACTTCTCCACGCTCTTATTTTCGTGGACAATATTGATTCCCTGACAACCAAAATCGCCCATCAGATCTATGACATTTCTTACCATTCCCACTTTATCGTATGCGTCCATGCACATCTTGATGATGCGTTTTTGACGACGTGGAACCTGCTCTTCTGGTCTGAAGGCATAATAGTCGTGGGCACCAAAATGAGGTTTTGCAGAGCGATTGGGCTCAATATCCAGAAAATCTCTGTGGTAAGCTCTAGCTACACCGTCGTATGCATCAGAAGCCTGAGCAAACTCGTTGAACGCAGAAGATCTGCTGTTGCTATCGTTGTCATTCCAAGTGGTTAATGAGGCGTTAGCTTTTTCTGACATGTTGGTTCCTTGTCAATTCAAATGTAATGGGAATGTTATGTGATTATACACAAAACACCTTAATAGATCCCATTCATCCCGTCAGTGAACCATTGTGGGCCTTGATACAGTTTACCAGTCGGATTCTTTAGCTTCTCAACTGTTGCAAATCCACCATAAAAATTATATGCTGATGCCTCTGGTGTTCTAGCAATTGTTCTAGCAGCCATATTAGCCATTAATAGAGACGAGTAACGGTCCTTCCTTAGTTTGCCCTTCTTTCCTGTTCCAACTACGGTTTCTGGCGTATCCCACTTGTCACGTCCAGTTGCTGTCTGGGTAATTTGAATCATAGCCAATTCATCTTTTAAGTCTTCTATTTCAAGAACGCACTGCTCAAGGGTATCAAAAGATCTACCCTTCATCTCATCTTCTATGTTGGATATGTCTAAACTTAGGCTGTCAAACATTGGGAATAGTAGGACTTTATCCTCAAAGTCTTTTCTCATTCCGTGGTTAGCTTCTGCCAACCAGTCGTACTTAGAGAACTGGCACATCTCTAGAATGTGCAGCCCCCTGTAGTCATCTGTATCCTTTGGTTTGTCGTCATCAATAACCTCCCAAATCGGAAGTTCGCCATCTTGTATCTTATCGTTATCGTGCAAACTCTCCATTACGGCAATACCACCACCTCCAGCATCCATAGCAATATGAATACATGGGAACATCTTCATTAGGTCACGTATCTTTCTAGCACAATAAGCATAAAAGTCCGACTCTGTAGAATATCCACTTTTGACCTTCTCTTTGTGCTGCTCCCTGTTTGTAGTCCAGCAGTGAACTATTTTCCTGTGGTTTGAATCTGCCTCTAGAATAACAATACTGAAGTTATCGACTTCAGAAGCGGGGTCAACACCAAAGATATATCTTTTCTTTGTGTCCCCACGTAGTTGTGCGGCAAAGCATATGGGGTTGTTTTCATTGTCTTTTATGATCTTATCTGCTGTTGATTCATTGTTTGGATCTACACATACGCAAGACTCAATCAGAGAACGCTTGAAAAAGCCCTGAGAATCGCGTGTAAAGCAGGCTCCAAACTCCATTTGATAGATACCAGCATGGACCGTTGCCTTCGATCTAGCGACCTGTGAGGCATCCATAAAGCCTTCTGGCAGAAGCTCGTAGGGAACTCGAATAATAGAGTAGTCTTTCCAGTTAAAGTCTTTCGGTGGGTCTTCTCCAAAGATCTCTCTCAGTCTATTCTTCTTGCCCTGACTATTGATGATTGTCTTCCACTTTTTCCAGTATTCAGCAAAATGGTTAAAATCATAGTACGCCGTACCGGAAAGGATAATCTGGTTGTCGCTTTTCTTTAGAACGCTTTCGTCTTCTTCAAATATATCTAAGCCTAGCTCTGCCGCTTTCTTCTTCGCGGCAATTTTCTTTACGTTTTCGATTGGGTCGGAGCTTACGGCAGCGAAACCAGCAACAACGGTTTCAAAGATTTCGCGAGGTATAGAAGCAAATTCGTCAGATATAATGTCATTAGCACGTTGACCTCTAATCTTTTGCCCATCACCTAAAGGTAGGCAGGTGACACGAGACTCGTTGATACGCATAACACAGCGGTCTACATCTCTTCGAGGCCCACTATTGGAGTCACACATACTCCTTAAAATAGGTGAATTATTCCAGATGGTCTCCATATACTCAAACAAGACTTTGGACTGACGAAAGGCAGCACCCACTACAACCACTTTACGCTGTGGTAGCAACAAAGCTCTCATCATTGCATACAGAGATAGGATAAATGATTTACCAAAACCACGACTAGCAATAAGCATTGGGAATCGACGGTTCCACATCTCACAAAGAAACAATGCTTGTGATGGTAGAATGTTAATGTTGAAAATATGTTTGCATAAAAACGAAAAATACTCTGGTCTTGTCATCAACCAAAGTAGTCTATAGTGAAAGTCATCGTCGTTAAAGTTGACAACCTTCATTGGGTTAAAGATTGTATTGTCATCGAGGCCATCTAGATTTAGCCAAGCCTCGTTTATTTTTTTTAATTCCATGTTATTTTAGGCTCGCTATACTTGGGTGCTTTCTCGTACTCAGAACCGCATCTGCAAAACCATAGTATACGGCTTCGTTAGCGTCTAAGTACCAGTCACCGTCTTTAAGTTTTCTCTTTAGATAGCTTTTAGTCTTTTCCTCTGTAATGTCTGTATAATGTTCTTTGAAATATTTTCCCTTTACACATCCAGCAGTGTAGATGTCAAGCATTGTCTCTGTATTCTTTTTGTCCACTTTTGCATAGTTTTGAGCACTAAGATGATCTCCACCACAATCTGTGCTTCCATAGTGAAGCATAAAGTGAGCATTTGGTGTCATAACCCTCTTGTCAGCAGCTTGAAGTATGATACTACTCATGGATGAGGCTTGTCCGTAGGCAATAATTGTCACATAGGATTGGCATAAAGATATTGCGTCATAAATTGCCATACCAGCATCCCACTCGCCACCTTCACTAAACATGTGAATGATAATCGGGTCATTGTTGATAGAATCTAATATTCTGATGTTCTTATAAAACTGTGCAGCCATTCTGTATTCAACGCCGGGATCTTCATCGGTATTTCCGATATATCCATGTAGGTATAACTCCCTACTCTTAACGTCTAGACCATAAGCCTGAACGTCAGATATAGTGTCGATACTTAGCATATGTTTATTCTCCAATTGAGCAGCGTTCATTGACTCTCTTAAATATACTATTGATTAGGAATTTAGCGTTTCTCTTGTTATCACAAAAATAAACAGGAATATTATAATTCATCTGTATTTCAACAAGCATCTTTAGTAAATATTTTCCAGTGATCTTAACCTTGGACATGTTGCCCTCTGGTATATCCGCCCCTTCTGGAAACTTGATAAGGTCATCCAAGGAAAATTCTAAAATTAAAAAGGGAAACTCAAACTCCTGCATCCTTTCAATCTCTCTCATGAATCTT